TTACCCTATAGGTGCTACTGGCCATTCAATATCCGGTGCAGTTGTTGTATTAACACGGTTCAGCAACACCCGATACTTTTTCCAGGCTTCCAGCAATGAGGTTTCTTCCTCCGTTGCAATTTCCAGATCTGCAGCATCCTGAAGCGGCGCAATATGCTCGCTGGCTACCTGCATCAGGCTGTTTTTTGTTTCTTCCGCCTCCCGGATCCGGAACAGTTTTTCTGCTTCTGCATCTTTCACCCAGGCTGTGCCGTTCCACTTCTGAAACTCCCCTTCCGGGGATAACCAGGTGACATTTTCCGGTAATGAGCCGAGTTCAGAAATAAATAACGCGTCGCCGGAAGCCACGTCATAGACCGTTTTACCACGATGGTCTTCAACGAGATGCCACGATGCCTCATCACTGTTGAAAACAGCCACGAAGCCTGCCGGAATATCTGGCGGTGCAATATCGGTACTGTTTGCAGGCAGACCTGTATGAGGCGGAATATATGCGTCACCTTCACCAATAAATTCATTAGTTCCGGCCAGCAGGTTATAAATTTTTATGGTCCGTGCTTGTTCACTCATTCTGAATGCCATTATGCGAGCCTCACAATATAGTTAAATGCGATGTTTTTGACGGTGTTTTCCGCGTTACCAGCAGCGTTAACGGTGATGGTGTGTCCATGTGAGCCAATCGCAACCGAGTGCGTATGCGCACCAATACCTACAGTATGTGCATGTGCGCCAGAACTTGCTGCAGTACCAGACAGCGAGTGGGTATGAGCACCTGCTGACTGTGTCTGAATACGTTGATAATACGATCTACTGGAAGAAGTCCCCGGGCTTACTTGATACTGTGAATCCTTGACATAAGTGAACCCACCGCCATCATAAAATGCTAACGCAGAACCGCCGCCTCCTGGCCAACGAATACCATTACCATGAGTATGAGCACCGGCAGACCCCGTAGAGCCACTCAGACTGTGCGTATGCGCCCCGGTGTTATTCGTGGATTTAGTGCCGTAATCAAACGACGATGTGGTTTTCGTCCCCAAATCCGTACTGGATGCGCTGGCGCTGTGGGTGTGCGATTTAATGCCGTCCTGTTCCTGAGACAATACGGCACGACCACTGGCAGGTTTGCCCTTAATCGTCCAGCCACGCATATCAGGGATCACGCCTGACGGATAAGCGGCAGCAAGTTTCGGGTAGGCAGATTTGTCAAAAGTCTGCCCCTGCATCAGGGCATAACCAGACGGAACGGTATCTGATGGCCACGGGATTGGTGCGCCGACTGGGTAGCTTTCTGGTGGAAGATTTTTCGAGGTATAAACTTCTGCCCAGTCTTCCTCAAAACCATAGCCATCTCTTGAAGAACGGTAGAACAGACCACCATTTCTGTAATGCGCCTTCATCTGCAGGGTCCGGCAACTTCCGACTCCGGTATAGAAGTTAACCAGAATATAGCTGTCGCCAGAGCGGGTGACATTATAAGCGCCTGATTCGGCATTCCAGGGAACGCCACCATCCGCATCGGCATATGTATCCGTTGCCCTTCTGGCAAAAGCAGCCACATGCGCGGCGGTTAAAGTAATATCTTTGGAACCATCAAACTCAACACCAGAAACCAGTCTTGGCGTTTGCAGCTTTGTTGCTGTTAATGCATTACCGTTCAGACTTGCGGACAGTTTGGTTCCAATAACCAGTTCGCCGGTTGCGTTATCAATAGCAAACGGTCTTAATGTATTCCAGCCACCATAAACATCACCTTGATTGGTAAGCAGCAGGTAAGTTTTAGCGCCATCATTACGCCATAATGCACCATACTCCCCACCTATCATTCGAATCTGATTACCACCACGCGCTACAATTTCGTCTGTGGCAAAAAGTTTTTTGCACGACAAGTTATCGTTAACGATTAACGAATGGGACTCATAAAAACCACGCCCACTCTTAAAATCAAGGATAACGTCCGCCGCGATACATTCAGTCGCTGGATTTGTTGCCCCAAACTTATAGGTCGTATCATTAACAACGAGATCAGCACCAGGTGCGGATATTGACAGGCCATCTTCGATGAACGCAAAAACAGGGAAAGCAGCGCCATCAACATAGAACACAGAGCGCAAATCATCGCCCTTATTACTCATCATTATTGAGTGGATGGCTCGTTCATTGTTTTGATATTGCCAGAACATTCCATAAGCATAACGCCCCCTGTCAGTCCAGCCACCAGGCATAACAAATCCGTTAAACTCGCAGTTATTCATCGGATCGCCTGCGGTTCGCGTTGCCGTGGTGATAATGACCCTTGATGCCAGTTCGCTTACTGAGCCAGCAGAACGCATAACAACAACAGGGTAATATTTTCCAGATGTTGCACCTGCAGGAGCGTTAACCCGCACATAACGCATACCACGCTTATCAGCAAAGTCTGTTTTACTGACCGCGTTAATGTTGTTCAGGAAGCGTACCTTATCGGGTATATCAGCGCCGTTCTGGTCTTTCTGCAGACGTTTCTCTGCATTGTCATAGGCTGCTTTTACTGCCTTTGGCGTTGCCGCCAGTGACTCGGAAGTGCTGTTGGTCGCACTGCTGAGCTGTACTATCCCCTTTTTCGTCGTGCTCGCATCCTCAAGCGCCACGGCGGATGCAATATCCTCTGCCCGTTTTGCCGCTGTCTCAGCGCGCGTTGCTGCGGATTCTGCCGTACTTTTGCTCTGTGCTGCCGCTGTCGCACTGCCAGCAGCCTCTGTCGCCTTTGTGGATGCCGTCGTGGCGCTGCCCTTCGCTGCTGACGCCTGTCTGGTCGCCTCATCTTTTGAAGCAGACGCCGATGATGCCGATGACGCCGCCGAACTGGCGGATGATGCGGCAGCCGTTTTTGAGGATTCTGCGCTGGTTTCCGACGCTTTCGCGTTCGTCTCGGATGTCTTCGCTGCGGAAGCTGACCTCGCTGCTGCGCTGGCCTGTACAGCGGCTTCGCCAGCCTTCGTTGTGGCTGTTGAAGCAGACGATGCAGCACTTTCTGCCGACTTTCCGGCAGCGGTGGCACTGGCTGAGGCCTGCCCGGCACTTGTTGACGCGGCACTGGCAGATGATGCAGCCGCTGTTTTTGAGCCTGCCGCAGCTGAGGCACTCTGTCCCGCTGCCGTTTCAGAAGACCTGGCGTTCGTCTCGGACGTCTTTGCCGCCTTCGCGGAATTTCCTGCCGCCGTTGCCGAGGAAGCTGCGCTGCTGGCGCTCGAGGCTGCGCTCGTTTCTGATGATTTCGCTGCCTCTTTTGAGGCCGCCGCATCCCGGGCTGAGGTGGCAGCTTCTGACGCTTTCGTGGTCGCGGTGGATGCAGAAGTGGCTGCAGATTTTTGTGACGCTGCCGCATTCGTTTCTGACGTTTTCGCGGCACTGGCACTGGTAGCTGCCGCGCTTTTTGAGGACTCTGCAGCGGCAGCACTTTTTGATGCTTCAGTAGCCTTTGTTGATGCCGTTCCTGCGCTGGAAGACGCTGACTGAGCCGACGTCGCGGCCTGCCCGGCTGATGTGCTGGCTGCACGTGCTGAGCCTGCAGCATCAGTCGCATGGGTTGCCGCCTCACGGGCTGATGTGCTGGCATCGCTGGCTGACTTCTTCGCGGCTGCTGTGTTCTGCGCCACTGCGGACGCGTTACGCGCCACCTCTTCCACCATCAGTTCAAAGCGGCGCAGTGCCTCCGGACGGGCATCATCCTCCGTCATGGCACCGAGAAAATCATTCAGCGTACCGGGTTGAGAATCTTCATACACGGTGATGGTCCCGGCATGTGACGGCGGGAATCCCTCCACCAACAAAATAACGCTGTACTGACCGTACTCAACGTCCATGCTGTAACGCCCGGCTTCATCCGGATTTTCTGAGGCCAGCGTGTTCACCACCACCGTGGTACTGTTACGTTTTGCTTTCAGCTGGATTGTGCAGTTCTGTACCGGTTTTCCTGTGCCGTCTTTCAGTACACCTGAAATTTTTACTGCCATATTCACCCCACAAAAAAGCCCGCCTGAACCGGCGGGCTGTCATAACACTGTGTTACCTGGCTAATCAGAATTTATAACCAACACCCACGATGAACCCGTCAGTGCGCCAGTCACCACTGCCGGAGCCTTCATAAGCGACATCAATGGCCACGGATTCGGTCGGGTTAAACTGCACGCCAGCTCCCCACGCCAGAGACGTGTTGCTGTGGCGACCGTCATCACTTCCGGTCAGCACATCGTGCTTTTTCCCCTTGTTGTCAGTTACGCGGAGATAATCCCCGGAGAAAGTCGACACACGGCTGTAAGCCATACCCGCCATCGCATACGCGCTGAACCATTCATTCACGCGCACAGACGGCCCCGCCATCACGCTGAACCAGCGATTACGCACGGAATCCTCATGCCAGCGGGTATCGCTGTAATGCGTTTTTTGCTCATCTTCAGCGTTGGCATAACTGAATGACGTAATCAGCCCCAGCGTGTCCGTAAACTCATAACGGTATTTCACGTTAATCCCGTTCAGATTATCGCTGCCGGAAGCGTTCGTACGGGCATGAAGATACCCTGCGCTCAGCGTGGCCTGCTGCTCAGACGCCCATGCAGGCGCACCGGATACGGCCAGACAGATGGCTGCGGACAAAATGGCTGCACAAACTTTACGCATAATTACCTCTCGCTTTTCTGCAATAAAAAAGGCGCCATTTCTGGCGCCCTTATATGGGTTATAACAATTTCAACGAATACTGATGCCTGCGGTGGCTTTCTTCATCACCACAACCAGCAAATCGCTGATACTTGCTGTGGGATACCAGTCATTTACCAGCCATGATGACACCGAAAACTCCAGCGTCATGTGGCCGCGACCAGCTGGCATATCAATAACACCACTGTAAATCAGCGTATTATCCAGCGCGGTACGGTTATAAATTTCAGCACCGTTTTTCCGTACTATCAGGCGGCATGACGAATAAATATCGTTATTCTCCCGCTCATGTTTAGCGCCGCTGAATGCCACCGCCGGAATAACAATCTGCCGGTCAAACGGCTGATCGTCATAAACCCTGACGGTGATGGTCCCTGATGGCCACCGTTCCGGTGCACGGGAGTCCCGGGGGAAAGCTTTGCCCACTGTTTTAACGAGATCGCCTTCAATCTGGTTGGCGGACAATTTTCCCAGAACCCGACAGTTCTCGTTAATCGTGACGTTGTTGAGCGTCCCGGAGTTCGCATTCACGTTACCGCTGATATCGGCATTTTTCGCCGTCAGCCGCCCGTCCGGTGTCAGGGAAAATGCAGGAGGATTACCGCCGCTGGTAATGGTCGGAGCCGTCAGATATTTCAGGAACACTTCATTCATGAATATCTGATCACCCTGACCAACAAACATCGGTTTTGTGTTGCCATTTGCAGGATTAATCATCGCAATCCTGTCTGCCGCCAGCAGCACCTGACTCTGCATGCCGTCGGGGGTGTTCTCAATACCGGCACCGATACCCGCGATATAAAGGCGTCCGTCCTGCATCTGCTGCAGCTTCACAGCCCACATGCTGTTCAGATTATTATTTGTATCAACCTGAACCTTCTGTATCTGCTGGATCGCTGCACTCTGGTCTTCCAGTTTCTTATTGACGGTCTGTGTGATTTCATTGCTGACATCCGTAATGGATGTCCTGATTTCAGCCAGGTCAGGCGCAAGCTGACCGTTATCAATCTGCGTCCACAGCTCCTGAGCCAGATGGGTTTTCCCTATCTCGCCTTTGAAAAAATTCAGATAGCCGGATGCGTCATCACTCGGCTGACCAACAGCCTCCACGAATGCCGATTTGCCAACGGTGTTCACACTGCGAACGTAAAAATAATAATTATGGCCCGGCCTGATATTGATACTGGCGGCTATCCAGTACAGCGCCGTGCCAAGATAGCGTGCTGTGGTTTCAACCTGCCTGATATCCGCAATCCGCTTTTCCGAGAACCAGAACTCAAACTGTACCGTCGGATCATAAACCGCAAGATGCGGCGTGGCGGTTATCTGAAAATAGCCCGGCGTCAGCTCAATCCGCGACGGCGCTGCCGGGGCGGCAATCCGGAACGATACCGACGCCGGATCGCCCTGCTGTCCCCGGGCATTTACCGCCCGGACCGTCAGCGTGTAACGCCCCAGCGCCAGTTGCCTGAAGCGGTAAGTGGTTTCCGTCGTCCGGGCCGTGCTGACCAGCCGCTCACTGCCGTCATCGGCGGCCACGGTCAGGCGAAGCATAAAGCTCACGCCCTTCACCACCTTCGGCGTATCCCAGCGCGCCAGCACCTGGTATTCCCCGCTGTCTGCGGTGACTTCGGCGGTCAGGTGCTGCACCGCTGGCGGCGTGACACCATTCACCGTGCCGCTCTGGTCGCCGTCAAAGTGCGCCCCGTTATCCACGATGGCTTCTTTTTCCGGTACATGCTGCACGGCGGTGATGGCATACGTGCCGTCGTCGTTCTCACGGATACTCACGCAGCGGAACAGGCGCTGGCGCAGCGTCGGCAGCTTCAGCCCCCATACGCTGTATCCGGCAACGCCGTCAGGAACACGGCTCACTTTTACCTTCACGCCGTCGGTGACGGACTGGACCTCCACGCTGACCGGATTGCCACTTCCGTCAACCAGGCTTATCAGCGTGGTACCGGAGGATGGCAGCGTGATTTCACGGTCGAGCGTCAGCGTCCGGGTCTGGCTGTTCACCGCCAGCACGCGCCCGCCGGTGCTGATCCCCGCATAGTCATCATCGCAGATTTCAATGACATCGCCCGGCACATGGCGAAGCCCTTCCGCACCCACGCTGAAGTCCACGGTCTGCGTTTCCAGTAGTTCCGTTTTAATCAGCCACAGCCCGGCGCGGTGCGCCTGCCCCCGGCTGGTACAGCCAAAGGCATCCATCTTCGTGACGTTACGACCGTAACGGAGAATGGCCTGCGTATCTTCAACAAGCTCTGTCGCCGTCTCCCAGCCGTTATCCGGGTCAATCCAGTTCACCTCAACGGCATTATGACGGTCCTTCAGGGCACTGAAGCTGTAGCGGAACGGCGCGCCATCATCCGGCATCACCACATTACTGCGGTTATAGGTCCACACCTTATCCGACGGTCGGTCCTGCACGAACGTCAGCGTCTGCCCGTTCCATACCGGCATACAGCGCATCGCCGAGCAGAAATCACTGAGAACATCCCACGCCTTGCGCTGTGTGGTCAGCCAGGCATTACAGGTGATGCGCGGCTCCGTGCCACCAAAGCCATCCGGCACCGACTGGTCGCAATTCTGGCCGATGACATACAGCGCCCATTTGTCCACATCCGCCGCACCGAGACGCTTCCCCATGCCGTAGCGCGGATGGGTCAGCATATCCCACAGACACCAGGCCATGTTGTTGCTGTATGCTGGCTTAAACGTTCCGTCCCAGATACCGCTGTATTGCCGCGTCTGCGGGTTATAGTTCGACGGCACCTGCAGAATGCGCCCGCGAAGATGATAATTACGGCTCACCTGCTGGCTGCCGAACTGTTCCGAGTCCACCTGCACGCCGACCAGTGCCGTGTTCGGGTAGCACTGTTTCACATCGATGATTTCGGTGTATGACGACCAGAGCGTTTTGTTCTGCAGCTGGTCTGTGGTGCTGTCCGGCGTCATTCTGCGCATCCGGATATTAAACGGGCGCGGCGGCAGGTTATCCACCACCACCGAGGCCAGATACTGCGAGGTGGTTTTGCCCTTAATGGTGATGTCTTTTTCCGTCACCCAGCCACCATTACGCTGTATCTGAACCAGCAGGCGAACTTCCGACGGATTCCGGTCCCCCTTTGAGGTGGTTTCCACCAGTGCCTGCACACCGAAGGTAAAGCGCAGTCGGTCGATGTTTGCCGACGTGATGGCGCGGGTGATCGGCGTGTCGTATTTCACTTCCGTACCCAACACCGTCTCGGAGCCGGAGGATTCAAATCCCTCCGGCGGAGTCTGCTCCTGCTCACCAGCCCGGAACACCACCGTGACACCGGCGATGTTGGTATTCCCATCACTGTCCAGCACTGGCGTACTGTTCAGCAGCACACTTTTTAATCCGTCCACCGGACCTTCAATCGGCCCTTCGCTGATGGCATCAATCACACTCAGCAACTGCGTGGACTTCAGGTTGTCCTTCGCTTCGCGCGGGGTATGCCCCTTACTGCTGCCTTTACCCATTCCTCACGCTCCATAAACGACAAAACCGCCCGGAGGCGGTTTCACATAAAACATTTTGCATCAGCGACCAATCACCACAACCTGACCACCATCACCTTCATCTGCCGTGCTGATCTCCTGAGATACCACCCGCGACCCCACACGCATTTCACCGTACAGAACGGGCAGAACATTGCCTTGGGCAACCATGTTATCCAGTGACGAGAAATACGTGTTCTGTTTGCCGTTATCTGTACTGGCTGCCGTGGGCGTCCTGGCTTTCGGTGCCAGCATCTGCGCCACACCACCCAGGATCATACTGGCCCCTGCTGCATACATACCCGATACAGCCGCGGCCCCCAGCCAGCCCACAGGGTTCCACCATGCCACCGCAATCAGCGCCGCACCCAGCACCGCCTGAAACACACCGCCACTTTTGGCCCCCTCCAGACGCGGAACGATGTGGATCACGGCACCATTTGCCAGCGGCTCATTAAGACGGGCAGACAATTCGGTTTCACCTGCATCACGCCCGGCAATCCGTACCTGATACCAGCCGTCACTCAGTTTCTGACGAAACGCCGGGATCTGCATGGCCAGCGCCCGGATGGCTTCGGCCCCCGTTTTCACACGAAGGTCGATACGGCGACCAAATCGTTGTAAATTCCCGTAAAGGCAGATGCGTGCCATGCCCGGTGACGCCAGAGGGAGTGTGTGCGTCGCTGCCATTTGTCGGTATACCTCTCTCGTTTGCTCAGTTGTTCAGGAATATGGTGCAGCAGCTCGCCGTCGCCGCAGTAAATGGCGGCATGATTCGGCACCGATGAACCAAAACAGCACAGCAGCACATCGCCCGGCTGCGCCTCTGTCAGTGCGACACGGTAAAAACCAGTCGCCTCCATATTGTCAAGATAGAGATTCTGGCCGTTACGCCACCAGTCATCCCCGCGATAAAAATCCGGCATCTCAATTTCCGCCAGATGGTATGCATCCCGGAACAGCGTGTAACAGTCCGTCACCCCGTGCTCAAAGCGCCGCCCGGTAAGATGTGGCACACAGCGGAACTTGTGAATCGCCCCCCGGCAGACCAGCCACCACGGCAAATCACTCTGCACCTGCAGCCGCCTGTCGACCTCACTCAGCCAGGGCAGACCACCGGGGTGGCTGTGGACCAGTGCCACAACCTCCCCCTGCATTTGTGCACGCAGCCAGTCCTCCGGCGACATCCGGAAATACGCCTCCGGCTCACCGGAGATATTCACGCAGGAAAAATATCTGTCCCCCTCCGGCGTTCTCACCACGAAGCCGCACGACTCCGCTGGCGCACATCGCCGGGCGTGCGCCAGAATCGCTGATTCTGTCTCTGTCATGGGTTTACTGCGAAAGTTTGTTAATGGAAAGGTAGCCGCCAAAATTGCCGACGTTATTGCGGAACTTGCAACCACTCAGGCATTTGCTGCATTTATCCTTCGTGATATCGGACGTTGGCTGGTCATATTCATCCGCGACCGCCGGGCCATCATAACCGCACTCATCGCCGCGGTAGATCCAGGTGCAGGTGTTGGCCAGCATGATGCGCCCCGGAAAAACAGCACCGTCCGTTTCCGTCGGTGTGGACAGCACAAAAGAGGCACTGACCGCGCTCAGTTCGCTGCACTGTTCGATGCGCCAGCGGCTGATCACCTCCTGCTCCGGATCGGCGTCACTGTTTCCGTTGACGAAGTTCACCGCATCCAGAAAACGGGCGTAAACCTTACGCCGGACCACCGTTCCGCCGACCAGACTCTGCAGATCTTCCGCCATCCCGGTGACCATGCCGTACAGATTAGAGACTTTAAGCGTTGGCCTTGCACTGGCTCCTTTGCCGTTCATCTCAAATCCGCTTCCCTGAATGGGATAAGCCTGATACTGCCGCCCCTGCCAGGTGACTGGTTCACCTTTTTCGTTCTGCTCATTACAGAAGAAATAACGATCTCCGCCGACCTCTGTCAGATCAATTTCCCAGAGCACGACCAGCGCGGATTGCTCCGTTTTAGTGCACTCATTGAGTGTTTCCTGCTGTATATCCTGCATCAGTGAGTGACCTCTTCAAAGGTACAGTTAAAATCGGTATACATGGTATTATCCGAAATGCTCCACTCCCTGCAGACAACCCGGACAGTCCTGTTGTGTTTTGGCGGACGCCACAAAAAAGCACGAATCCCGGCATGACGGGATAAAAAACTGTCCAGCGCGGCACGGGAATATTCATCTGTGACACGAAATACCGGTTTAAACGTTTTCAGATCCGCATTCAGACCACCAGCCCGTCGCTGTTCATATCCGTCACCAAACTTTACCGTAATAACTGATGGCTTTCGTGTCGTCTCCATCCCCTCACGGGGGATCCAGTTAAAAACTTCAGGCTCAGGCACTGTACAATCCTCCATCCCGACGCGATGACTGCATAATTGACACAACCCTGCTGTCGATCAGATCCACCAGTCCCCTGGCTGAGCGCGCATCTATCTCGCCATTGCTCCCTTGATTCTGAATGCTGATGTGATACACGGGAGAATAAACAAATCCACCGCCACCATTCACATTTCCAATGGCCCTGACCCCAAGAGAGCCGTCCGCTGCCCGTGTCAGTGGCATGATTGCTTCGGGCCCGGCCTCGCCCATCAACCCGGCACCTTTCGCAAAAGCAAAATACGTCGGTGTATCCACAATAGTGTTACTGTAAGCACTCAGATTTGCCGATGTGTAAACACCACCTTTTGCGTTTGCCACTGCCCCCGAAATCCATCCGCCGACCGTACCAAGCCACCCTCCGGCACCGGAGAGTGATTTCAGTCCGTTAACAATGGCTGCATTCATCAGAATTTTTGAAACTTCCCGGAGAACTGAACTCCCCCAGTTCCTCCAGTCCACAACATTCCCGGCCAGTGCATCGGAAATATTTGATACCAGCCCGTCCATCGTGGAAACGACAGCATCTGCCGCCTGTGAAGCATAATCGGTGGCACTGTCTGCCCAGTTGGTCAGTCCCTCCTGGAGTCCGGCATTCCAGTTATTACGTAAAGCATCGGCCTTTGCATAATAATCCTGCTGATCGCTGAGACGCTCTTCCAGATATTTTTTATTCAGTTCTTTCTCCTGTTTCCACAGAGCTTCTTCAATTTCTCCGGCCTGATACTGTCTCAGCAGCTCGTTATTTTTCTGCTCAAACGCCTGCCGGATACTCCACATTTCCTGGAGTCGTTCACGCATCCGTGAGCCTTCACCATATCCCAGCAACTGCGCTTCGTCAGATGCCCGGGCACTGGCATTACTGTCCGCCAGGCTGCTTTCATACGCAGCAAGCTGCTCACGAATCTTTTTCTGGTCGATGAGTGCTGCATTCTGCAAAAGCGTTTTTTTCTGCGCTTCTGACAGGGTTGATAATTCGCCCTGACTGACCTGATATTTCATCTTAGCCAGTTCAGTATTCTGCCCTGCCAGTGCTATTTGTTCTTTTTGCTGTTTAATCAGCCGTTTATAAATATCTTCTGTTTTTTCCGCTTCGGTCTTTTTATGCGCTTTGGGTTTATTTGCCTGGTTATTTCGCCAGGCATCCAGTGAGTTATTGATATAATTCTGTCTGGCTGTCTGATACGCCTCTCCCACAAAGCCGAGATCATCCGCAGCATAACCCAGGCGGGCACGCTCACGGGCTTCCCCCTTCAGGCGGGACAGAGCCAGTTCGCGCTCGCTGTTATTCAGTGCAGTCTGCTGTTTATCATCCAGGGTTGCCTGTGGTAGCCGTAACGGTACATTCACCAGCCCCTGTCGCTGCTGAAGTAATTCATTACCGAGCCCGAGAAGGCGATTAAACTCGGTATGCTGCCCATTCATGATCAACAGGGACTGATACGCTTTGTTTTGTTCCGCGGCCTGTTGACGGATCAACGCCACCCGTCGCTCCTCCAGCCCGGCAAGCACATCCTGAATGGATTGCGCTTTGCCCTGCATTTGTGTGAGACGGGACTGTTCAACTGCCAGTTGATTTGTTGCTTCTGCAAGCCCTTCTGTGACAGTTTTTACCGACGTCATGTGGTTAATCATAAAACCGTTATCGGTTGTCCAGCCCGGGTTTGCCAGCACATACTGATAGCCAGCAATTTTTTCCTGTAAGGATTTAATCTTACTTTTCTGCTCGTCAATTAACCTGTTTTGCTCATCAAGTGCCTGCCGCGTCTTTTCCTCATTATCTGACGCTTCAGGAAGCGACATTGCCGACGTTTTCTGGCGAATTTCGTCGATTGTTGCGGCATACTGGCGTGCAGATTCTCTGGCCTGCTCCTGATTCTGATACATCGTGTACCAGGCCGTCGCCCCCAGCATGACGAGTCCCGGCACACCACCAACCAACCCCAGCGCACCACTTAACAGACGACTCCCCACTGACGTGACAGTATTCAGCGTTGTCTGTGCCGCTGTTCTGGCCGCAATATTACGGGTAAGTGACGCCTGGGCAGCTGTCAGCTTCGCTTCTGCTGCGGCCTGCCTTTCGGTACCGCGAGCAGCAACAACCGCCTGTTGCGCACGATAAACCGCCGCACGCGCCCTGGCGGTTGCTATCTGTGTCCCCCGAAGTTGCGCTTCAGCAAGAGCCACTTCGTTTCTGGCTGCAGTAATTAATCCGGCAGTTGCAGATCCAGCAGACGACGCCATATTGCCAAAATATCGGGCTACCCCGACGGCAACCAGAGCACCGGCAGCGGTTGCCACGGTGTCAATATTGCCTGCAAGACCATTCAGCACACCGGAGAGCGTCTTCGTCACTCCGCTTGCCTCGTTCGCACCACCAACCCAGGCCATAAAGGCGTTTTCAACTTTGGTTGCAGAGGATGAAACCGTATCAGGCATTGCCGCATATTCATCACGTAATGCCCCAAGCTGACTAATCAGTGCAGGAACAACCTTATCGGCGGTCAACTTTCCGTTATCCGCCATGGCCTTCAGATCCTTACGGGCAACTCCCATTCCCGCAGCCAGAGCACGAATAACACGATCGCCGTTCTCATTCACCGAGTTAAACTCTTCACCGCGCAGCACTCCCTGCGCCAGAGCCTGACTGAACTGCGTGATCACCGAACTGGCTTCTGCTGTACTGGCACCGGATAATTTCAGGCCCGTGGAGATCGCCTCGGTGACTTTCAGTACCTCCTCAGAACTGTAACCATACTCCCGCATGGAAGCTGCAGAGCGGGCAAAAAGGCTGGCGTTATCAGAAAAAGCCGTCCCCGTTCTCTGGCTGATCGCCATTAATTCACGCTGTGATGACTGAAAATCATCACTGGACTGTGAGGCCTGCTTCAGACGGGCATTTACTGAATTCCACTCATCGGCGAGAGAAATAAGATGACCGGTAGCAAAAGCCCCGGCAAATGCCCCCGCCATGTTTAGTGCCGAAGATTTAGCTGTATTTATCTGATCCGTCACTTCTGCCAGTGCACGCCGCATTTCACGGGATGCAGCAGCGGACTGCCGGCCTCCGTTCTGCATGGTACGGTAGTAATCCTGCCCCATACGCGAAGCCCGGGAGATCTCTGACTGGAATGACCGGGAATTTGCCGAGATTTTAATAATCAGTTCACGTAATGTCGCCACACTCATTCTCCGGACGAAAAAAAACCGCCGAAGCGGTTATGTTGACTCACTGAGACACTATTAAAAGCGCGTTTTCCAGTCCAGCAAATGGATCTGATACGCCTTCTGTCTGCTCCTTCTCCCACTGAAGAAGCGCATCATTCAGTGGCACTTTGACCCCCTGCGCACCGTAAACAGCTGAAACAATCTGGGCAGCCCGGATATCAGCCCGTTCGTCCCCCAGCGGGCTGAACCTGTCAAACTCTGCCCACATCATGATTTCTGATGCGGACATTTCCCGGCGTAACTCTGACAATGTGCGCCCCATCCTGAGCGCCAGCATCATCAGAAAACGCATCCCCGGAAGCGCTACTTTTTTTTAACCTCGCCGGCATCACTGATCAGTTCCAGAGACTGCCGAAGAAGCCGCGCATGCACCGGGCCATACACGGCAATCACCTGTTCACGATCATCCACTGAAAATACAGGTTGCAGTCCGGTATCACACAGAACATCGATGAACAGTTCAACATCCGCTTCCAGATTTCGGCGGGCGAGCTCCGCAACGGATAACGGTGTCTCATCATCTTTTGCTTTAACGATCTCCTGCCAGCGCAACCAGGCTTCTGCAGAAGGTTCCCGTAATACAACCGTTGCCCCTTCCCATTCAGGCACATCAACAGTTTTATGGCGAAACCCCGACATCGCTGCCAGTGCCAGATTACGGATATTTTTAGTCATCACATCTATCCTCATTAACTGACGGTAACAGTGCAGGAAGTAGCCACGCTGGTGGCGGCTCAGTCCGCGTTGATGCTGTACCCATCCTTCGCCACGATGTTTATCGCAGTAACCAGAACTGTCTGTGGTTGTACCTGCACATCCACGCTTACGGCAGGCGCGTGGGATTCGTGATGGCATAAATACCTCACCCCCTGTTCAGTTGAATGACGGGCTGATTCTCGATATGTTCTGCTGTCAGTCTGAAAGTCACAGTGACTGTTGGTGGCTCGCCTCCGCGTGACTCTGTCCTGGCGGAAAGCTGCCCTTCCAGTAACTCACCATCAACTGCAATCCCATACCCTGCGAAATGTTTACCACGATACAGTTTAGCGGCCTGAAACTTCATAACTCTTCCTTTTAGACATGTTAGACGTGAACCTGTCGCACGGCAGAGTCGCCGAAAGTTTACGGTTTACCCAGGCTCACAGCTGAAAGCCTTTCTTAGATGTGCACATGCGATATGCTTTGAATGAATTATTAAAAACTTTACTCTTTTTCAAAATTTCGTATCCTGGCTCGTTAATGTTAAAGAATTAAACGTAAGAAAGTAGTATGTTGAATCGCTTATATCAAAATACATAGGACTCAAAATGCCAGAACTCGTTGATCCAACAGACTCATTAATTAGTTTTCAATACGCCTTTTCTAATGGTCTGATTAAGCCTTCACCATGCATAGTTCACCCAAATATGAAGGTGCTTTTGGATGATGCAGAGGGTACGCCACGGTTTACTTATGCATTCTTTGAAGGAGAAAATGTTAAAGGTGTTGCTATATATGTCCCTGCAGAGTTTGTTGAAGGTAAACCATGCTTTGGCGTTGGCTATGCAGTAGCCGATGAATATAAAGCGCAAGGCATCGGTACTCAACTTCTCATCGCCAGCATTGAAGAAATGCAATACGGATTTAGAAATTCCTTCAATGAATTCTATGTAGAGGCTATTGTCGGGGTTGGTAATCAAGCCTCCAACAAATTAGCTGCAAAAGTTTTATCTGATACTCCTGAGCCAGGGACAGATTCTTACTCAGGAAAACCTATCAATCAGTACATGAAACTTTTCAAAACCACAAAATAACTACCATTCTGGCGCAGATTTTTGCGCCTTTTCAGGTTTGCAGTTCACCTGCCACGCTTTGTTATGCACCTGAATGTCCCGCTTCGTCTGTTGCATTATCATAAGTAATAGCGTAGGTTGACACCTTGGCTCTCTTTCGCCACCGGCGAATCTTTAGCGGATTATCCTTGGCCGTTTTTTATCTGAGACATTGCTCACGAATGTATAGCTGTGCCCCTTCCAGTTGCTTCTGCATCGTCATCAACCGTTCTCTGAGGGTGAAATAATCCCGTTCAGCGGTGTCTGCCAGTCGGGGGCTGGTTGCATTATCCACGCTGGTGGGTCCGGTGGCTTCACGCACGGCTGCGGAGCAACTGGCATTGACCCGCAGGCGCTTACGACCAGCGGCAACATCAGCGCGCAGAGTTTCATTTTCAGCTTTCGCATTGGCTAATTCTCTCGAGTACTTTGCATCGAGCGCAGCAACATCACGCTGACGCTGTTGCATGTCAGCGATGGTGGCAGTCGCCTGCTTCAGCTCACTGACTTTTTTATCACGCTGTTCTTTGTAGGCGATGGCGTTATCACGGTAATGATTGACCGCCCACGACAGGCAGACGATGGTGCAGATAACCAGAGTATAAATAATCGCTGCGACTCTGCTCACTGATCTATCCCCCAACAGGCTAATGCGCTTTCCTGGTCACGACGAATAACCTGTCCATAGCAGTTATTTGAACGTATGCGGCAATCGCGCCCACCATCTTTTATCCACCAGCGAATCGCCTCGCATGCGCCCTTACGATCACCGGCATTCAGCCGCTTATAAAACGTCGACGGGAAACACTTACCGGGGCCAATGTTATAGGGACAGAATGACGCTATACCCGCTTTCTGTGGTTCGGTCAGTGGTACTTTAATATTGCGCTCCACCCATGCCAGCGCCTTATCACGTTCAATAGCGTTAACCTGGTCGCATTTTTCCTTCGACAGCTTCATTCCCGGTATGACGGGCTTACCATCCACCATTGTGGCACCACGACAGATGGTCCATATACCGGAACCATCGCGGTATGCCGTAGTGTGGTTACCCTCTTTTTCATCCAGAAACTGGTCAAGTATTTGAGGAGCAGACGCGCCTGCAGCAATCAGCGCCAGAACAGCAGCTGACAGGCCGTATTTGATTTTTGCGCTCATGGATATTTATCAGGATGCTACCAATGAAAGATACTGGAAAGCCAACTGCAAAAAGCTAACAACCTGTAATCGAGTTATCAGAACTGTTAATTTTTATGGTATACCGCGCCTCTGAACAGGGGCGCGTTTCTGGCAACAGCTCGTCCCCTTCACATAACCCGGCAGCAACATCCAGGAAGACCTGTCTGATGCTCCTTCTGGCTGCTGCCTCATAAAACTCCAGCGCGGCACCTTCAACACGGTCCAGCGAGATGTCCAAGCCAAAAATTTCACCGTCAAAGCGTTTTTTGTCCCGTAACGCTAAAGTTACCGTAACTTTATTCTCAAAATTGCGGATCCCTTTCACAATCAGTTCATAGTTTTGAGTCATTGAATTACTCTCCCCGTGCAGCCTTACGCTTGTCTTCTCTGATTTTGAAGTACAGATTTGTCAGATAAGTCAGGAAGCCCAGAACCAGACTCCCCAGTACACCAATCGCAGCCCACTGTGACGGACTGACCTGATCAAGCCACTGTAAAAACCAGTAGCCAGCACTGCCTGCGGAGGTGCCGTAGGCAATGCCCGTTGAAATTTTGTCCATGGATTTCATAGCCTCACCTCCGCAAATAACGGATGGCGTAGTTTTACACTGAGAAATGAAAGGGATTTGAAAAGAAAAAACCGCAAAAGCGGGCGAAACGATATATACAGAAAGGAAAGCACTCTATCCAACAAACCACCCACAGTTAATCGGAATAAAAGCAGAGTGCTTATGAATGATCGCCTGCCCGAAGGTTAGTATTTCTGCACAGCAATTTTGCAAAAAAAGGCGATCATTCATAACTTAAACGTCTTTCAGTCACTCCGGGATTTCCCATCATCGCAGACTGAAAGACTCTAACTGGAGCGGGCAGCGGGAATCGAACCCGCATCATCAGCTTGGAAGGCTGAGGTAATAGCCATTATACGATGCCCGCATATGGTGCCGACTACCGGAATCGAACTGGTGACCTACTGATTACAAGTCAGTTGCTCTACCTACTGAGCTAAGTCGGCACTGGACCGCCACCGGGGACTCGAACCTCGCACACTCAACTTAAAGGGTTGACGCTCTTTCCTGATGAGCTAGTGGCGGCTGGTGGCCCTTGCTGGATTTGAACCAGCGACCTGGCGATTATGAGTCGCTCGCTCTCACCACTGAGCTAAAGGGCCGGGCGCAGGATAATAACGTTACGAAATCAATGTTGCAAGCATTCAAAAATCACCCTTATCTCCTCCACCAGCGCATTCACCATGTCTATCCGAGATAAGTGGCACAAAAAACCCGCTTGTGGGCGGGTTTTGTTTGCTTTTGCCATCACGTACAAAATCGGCAAAATATCAGATTTGCATGAAATATATGCCTTTCAATCTACTTTTGCAACACTTTGCTTTGAAAATGCCGCCTTTTGTTTTGAACGTGTTCTCATTACAAACAATAAAGCCTCACTATCAAGTCGGTGAAAAATGTGTTTCATTGCAACCCAGTGACGAGTAAATGTTTTGGACCAGTTTTTAGTTGTCACTCCCGCCAGTAATGCCAGCTCCTGGTATTCATAACCTTCCCCACCAAAAAGTTCTGCTTTTACTGCCTGCGCCGCCAGCCAGATTAATTTTTTCAGGCGTTCCTGCGTTTTCCCTGCAATTTTTCTGGTACCGGATTGAGTATTAAATTCATTCCACGCCCACTGTGTTATCGCGATCTGATATTCCCAACAAATACTCCCGCTGTAACACCACAACAACCAGGCTTTATGATGTTCTTCAAGAGACAGAACTGCCCGTCGCCATGATGATGTCGAAAACTCAACCTGACTTACCAGAGCAATTGATGAGCCTTTCGCCAGTGATTGTTTTCCCGGTATCGGTGGACTATCCCGCGTTATCATTCTTCCAGTCACTTCATCGTGGTACCGGATTTTTTTACGCCTGTAACGCCCTGTATCAAACATGGCATTCTCCTGCCAGGCTTCAAGCTGACCTTTTGTTGCCCCACTCAAATCAGCGGTAGCGATAATGAGCTGCTCACGCACAAACTGTAAATACTGGTTATTCATGCGCACTCCAGTTCTGTGATTTTTATCCCCAGCCGACCACCAGGAACAGGCAGTCCGCGCACAATATTGATTTCATCAAACTGCTCGTCGTCTATGAGAAGTCCGGCATGCGTCAGCGCATCCAGTGGTGCCTTCAGGATATTGTCCAGGTCGCGGCGGCGCTTATCCGGTGGCTCTGCAATAATTTTTATTGCCAGCCTTCCGGACAGGTTTAATTTCAACCGCTGCTGGCGAACAATTAGTGCCACATCACGGCGATAACGCTCACCGACTTTTGATACAAAATATGTGTTGCCACGACGTCGCCAGTAAGTATTCACCGTCGGCGGATAAGGCAAAACAAACTCTATACGCATCAGTAACCTCTTTTACCCGAGCACGCCGGTTGCAAAGGCGTGATCAAGAAAACGAAAAATTAAATCAACCTGGGAACCATGCTTTTCTTCGAACGCCAGCGGATCCGCATGAAGTTCGTTGTGATGTTCCCGGCACAACGGTAGCGTGAAAATATCGTGGGCCTTTGTTCCCATCCCTCCCTGACCGTGACCAATCAGGTGATGGGGATCGTCGGCTGGCTGACCACAACACGCACACGGCTGTGTCTTCACCCAGCGCGTATATTTCTCATTTACCCAACGGCGACGTTTAGGTCGCCTCATGAAAGATTCCGGAGACTCCGGATCAACGGTGATGCATACCACCGTCTTTTCCTGTGGTGGGTTCTGTTGCTGGTGGGCATGAGGCAACGGCGCAAGATTTTTTGTGCGCTGCTTCAGTATGCTGGTGGCGGTCTGCTCTCCCGGTACGATGTCGCTTTCGCGGTACAAGGAGCGGATTTTTTCCGCACGTAACCCCAGAGAACGACGTAATACTGCCTCCGGAAGCGCGTCCGCCACCTGATTGCAGACCGCCCACCAGGATAATTCAGCCAGCGACAATTCCCGCTCCTGCGTGCCATTCATTGCATGGCGTATGACGTCAATCATCCATGCTGACAGGTTTTGATGAGCAAGTTGCCCGAGTGATTCGGATGTCTGGTCACGCAACTGGTTGTCGCAGTGCCAGCACAACACCATCGCGCCGGTACCGTAACGATGTATGACGATTTCACTGTGATGATAGTCACCATGAGGCCACTGGCAGGATTTGACATGACGCAACAGCCAGTCAGACAGTGCCCCAGCGCCGCCAGCAGCACGAATCACCCGCTCATCGCTGAAAAATGGCAGTAATGATTTATCCTCCGCCAGCGGCTGGCGAACGGCAGGGACGACTCCGGACGGCAGACCGCGCATGCTTTTCGGTTCAGGCTCCACCAGCACTCGAGGGTTATGAAATACTTGCATGGATTCACGGCCCGGCCTAAGGACCACCAGCCCGAGTTCCGGTACCAGAACAGGTCGAAGTAATATCCGCACGTTACCTCCAGATCCGTTGCTGGTATGTGCGGGATGGGCGCGGTGGGCGTTCGGAATAAGGGAGCCTGACATAGATTATCCAGTGACGATAATCGAGGCTGAGGGCTTTCTTAATCTCGTATCCGCGTCTGCGATAGTTATGAATTAGCCATTCGGCCTGTTCTTCAGTACATGGGTCATGCTGGAACCAGTCAGATTTGAAAGTGCGGGAACGCCGCCCGTGCCTGCTGGCAAAGACGGCAGAATCATCAGAATTGTGTAATTTGGTATCGTGCGCCATCGGTTGTCTCTGCTGGCGCAGCAGGTGCCAGTTGTTCAGGCTGGCGTGCGAATTGTAAACCAGAATGCCAGGAAAAAACAAAACCCGCCGAAGCGGGTATGCTAAAACAAACTGAAAGTAATATACCGGACTTGTAAAGGAACGATAGAATAATTATTGGATTAAACCCTGACTCAATCCAGATTTCATAGGCAACAACTACGGACTAATCATCACAGTCATGTTTGATAGACTTAGTCCACATTGGGTGAGGGTTTACGGCGTTTTCACTAATAATTTATCGTCCAAGCTATACACTACTGCCCTGTTTTAACGAAGTTTTTAAAGGAAACAACTGCCTGATAGGGGTTTGGTTGACAGCCAAACATATTATCGCAAAAAGGCTTGATGAAAATTCTTGAGGATCCATCTTCATTTGGCATTTTACTCACCTGATAAGCGAGGAATGGACTATTTGGAGAGGGATTATAAGTGGAAATTAGCGTGTCTGTCGCCGTTTGAATTTTCCATGAGGAATTATTAGCCAACCAGAATTGCGCTCGTTTCCAATAAAAGTCACATTGCTTTTCATCATTACATGTTAGTGGCTTCATTGCTTCTGCTTTCAACGCTGGATCGACCTTTGCTGCACACCCTCCCAACATTACTGTTGCAATCATTACACCTGCGACTAAAACAAGTTTCTTCATCTCCCTGCCCCATCAATAAAAGTTCGGTTCTCTAATAACTAGAGTTAATCAACGGAAAAAACGCCGAAGCGGGTTAAGTGCGGGTGCGTTGAGGATGCCTGACACATCAGAGGTGGCGAGGGATTTCTCCCCCGCCTGGTCTCTTACTCCTCAGGTTCGTAAGCTGTGAAGACAGTGACCTCCGTCTGGCCGGTTCGGATTCGTACCTCGCAGAGGTCTTTCCTCGTTACCAGTGCCGTCACAATGACGGTTAAACAGATGACGATCAGGGCGATTAACATCGCCTTTTGCTGCTTCATAGCCTGCTTCTCCTTGCCTTTCGGCACGTAAGAGGCTAACCTAGATTTGCCGTTCATAGATTGAGCCTCAGATTAATGTTAAGCGTCTTGCCGGACGCGTAATGTTAACTGGGGCTTTTCTCTATCTGCCTTTCAGTGTTCATGCCTGAGACAGATAGCCTCAAGCACCCGCAGCCATTCTACTTAACTCACGTCACCTCGCCAATATGAAATCAATCAGAAAGGTGATCCATAAAATCACTCCTTCTCTTCTTTTCCGTAGTGGAGTTGGCCAATTTTGATAAGAGGGCGTCCCTGAGATTTGCGGTGTAGATTGGTATCGCGCAGAGAATACACACAGCCACAATATTCCTGCTGATAGAATTTTTCGCGCTTGCTGATTTCAATCATACGGGACGAGCCGCCCTGCTTGCGCCAGTTATAATCCCAGTACACCATACCCGGATAATGCGCAACAGCTCGCCGCCCACACTCGTTAACCTGCTGCATATTTTTCCAGCGTGAAATGCCCAGTGAACTGCTGATCACACTGAAACCATTTTCAGCAGCGTACAACGCTGTCCGCTCAAAACGCATGTCAAAACACATGGTACAACGGATCCCCCTCTCAGGCTCCCATTCCATTCCTTTGGCACGTTCAAACCAGTTGTCGGTGTCGTAATCAGCATCGATAAACGGCACGCCGTGTTGTTCAGCAAAGCGAATATTTTCATCCTTACGAATTAAATACTCTTTCTGAGGATGAATGTTCGGGTTGTAGAAAAAGATGGTGTAGTCGATTCCCGAGGCCTGAAGCGCCTCCATCACTTCACCGGAACATGGAGCACAGCAAGAGTGCAGTAGTAGTTTGTTTGCCCCGTTTGGGAGCTCCAATTTAGGCCGTTTGAAATCAGCAATAGTCATAAATATTTTTATTGGGGTCATGAAAATAGCACAGAGTGTAGCATCAGAGCAGGGCTATCGGGAATATATGTCTAAATCTGGTAATATCTGGTTTTGACGCAAAGCGGACAACCACGCTGGCTCTACCCTGCGCCATGAAAATGTCAATTCACATCTGAACTAATGCTCTTTAATCTAGTAACGTCTAAAATACCTAACATTTCCTTGATAAAATGCCAGTACACGCTGCATAGCTTCGCTCTTCCGGCACTCGCGACAGATTATATTCAGGCGCCTGTCGTAGCGGCGTATTTCGCCGTCTGGTAACGACCAGATAAGGTCCGGATCAACCACTGCAGGTTTCTTCACCTTTGCCCTTGAGAGTTTTTTGCGGGCATTTTGCCAGTCCTTACGCGCCTGTTCAGACGGGAATAACCCGTAACCAGAGTTGTATACATCGCCACTGGCAACCAGCTCTCTGGCAAGAACGCTCATCAGATATCTTGTCGCACCTGTCTTGGCTTCCAGTTGCCGTAACGTCTCGCGCCCACTCCGGCGTACGAGTTCAACAACCTGCCCTTTAATTTTTTCCCGCTCTTCTTGTGTAAAAACTTTTGCCACAAGTCCTCCTGAAAATTACCTCATGACCAGAAATTAACACTTACCCCCTGAAGCCCGGCGGAATTTCGTTATCCGGTTCAGAAATATGATTCACACAACGCTGGTTGTTCGTGCCGCTTACCGGGAGCAACCAGGGGTTCTCAAAATTCCGGTCCGGTCCAAAAAACGTCGTCGCTCGCTGAACAAATTCCGTTCCCGTTTTCCCGGTAGCCGCCAAGTATCTTGCGTAACGCCTCACGCCATCCAGCATGGCCTCTGGTGGCACCCCCTCGCGTAATCTGGCCTTCCAGGCACTGAAAGCGGATTTCTTCGGGTTTGCTCCGGCACGCAACGGGTACTCCCGCCAGACCTGTTCGAACACATCCGGATAATCCACTCGTCCCACAGACAGCCCGGTGTTTTCCGGGACTACCCGATCGGCTTCCCGCTGAATGGCGGAATCGGCTTCAGGCTGCTGCAGTTGGTGTGATTGCTCCGGCCTTGGGGTCATCACCTGCTGCACAGCGCCCGAATCGGCTTTCAGCGCATACGCTGAATCGGCTTCCGGTGTCGTGCCTGCTGGCTGACCAGGATTGACGGTCTGAACATCCCCTGCCTGGTTCGTGGCGTTTTTTACGCCATGGACCATAGTGTTTTGATCTTCTTGATCTGTATCTTTATCTGTATCTTTATCTGTCGTGACTCGTCGTGACATGTGCGTGACATTTCGTGACGCGCCGTGACAATCGCCATTTTGTTCCCGCTTTCTTTCCCTCTCTCGCTGCGCCCTCTTGCGCTCTGCCGGAGATTTTGCGGTTTGCGAAATATTGCCGTTGTCCTCTTTAAGCACCTGGCGTTTTTCCCATCCAGTGATTAAATCACCATCAAGTACCCGCCCCTGCATCGTCTGCAAAATTGAATCAATTACCTCTTCTGTCACGTCGAGCGCACTTGCTAAATCTTCTGTCGTGACATCAATGTGACCTCGCGTGACATTTCGTGACGCGCTCACCAGGAGGTGGATATACACTGCCATCACTGTTGCAATTGGCTGCCCTGACACCCTGGCAATTGTTCGCCACTTAGGGTCATTTGGCATGTCATGCCATAATCTGAGCCAAGCGTTAGCCATACTCACCTCTTCTGATACCGAATCTTTTTACTCACGAGTTGCCGGAAGCGATTCGATATGGCTATTGTCAGTCAATGTACTGCCACAGCATTTCCTGCCGGGCCACCACGGTTCATCTGATTGAAACCGGCGATTGCCACTGCGACAAAATCATCAGCGTCTCTCACCAGTCGCTCCCGCGTCTCCACCAGCTCCCGAAAATAAGCTGAACTGTGGCTGCGCATTCTGGCCACCAGCAAAGGTGGCATTGCCTTTTCGATCGCTGGTAACAACGCCTGAATTTTTTCAACTGCATCAGGGGTGTCTTTCTCTACCCAGCGGAAAATTTTCTGGGTATTGCGAGCCAGGGCTTCCGGATGGCTGTCGTCATACAGTTCCGGGAACGTCATTCCCAGCTCGAAATACGCTTTGGTAATTTTCGCAGCCGGTACTTTTTCGCCGTCCGGATGCGCCCAGGCATTCATCGCCATGCGGATGTGTTCATGCTTGATTTTCATGAATCATTCTTTCCTTCGTTCGAGGTGCTATCCTGCTTCTTGTAAAGTTCTGGGTTGTATTTCAATTCACCGTTAGTAATTTCATCCAGTTCCATTGCGCGAAGTTTGGGAATAACTGCTTGCCACCGCACAACAGCCACATGTGAAATTCCAAGAGCCTCAGCTACTAGTCGCTTTTTTTTGAAATAGCGCAGAACATCATCTTTGAACATAAAACTCTCCTGTTATTTCGAGCAGGAGAGTAACAATAGTTACATAGCAATGTCAACCATAGCAACATCACTTGGTGGTAACATTGGTTACATGAAAAACACTATCAGCGAACGTATTCGGAATCGTCGAAAAGACGTTGGATTAACCCAACAGCAGGTTGCGAAAGCAATCGGCATATCTCGTGTATCCGTAACAAAATGGGAAAATGGCTCTTCAAAACCTGACGGTGAGAATTTGCATCTACTGTCAAAATTGCTTTCCAAATCTCCTGAATGGATTCTTTATGGAAAGGACGGTCACGATAAAACCGATGATCTGCGTCTGAATCAGTATCTTTACATTAGTGACAACATCGCCCGGTTGCCCGTTTTAACGTGGGAACAGGCTGGTTATTGGGATATGAGTTGTCCAGTAACCGAGATTCCTGGCATTAAGAATTGGGTTGATGTCATGACAAAAACCGCTGAAAACTCTTTTTTATTGCATGTTGAGGGAGATGCGATGACAAACTCTAACGGCCTCCCAACCATCCCCGATGGATCTACCGTGCTGATCACACCATGCTCAAGTAACATTAGAGAACTGGTGGGAAAAATAATCTTAATCCAATTGGAAGGAACGCCAAACGTAACACTAAAAAAAGTTGCGATTGACGGACCAAACATCTATCTGTTGTCACTGAATCCGCTTTACAAACCCATCGAACTGAATGGTGGTTACACCATTAAAGGTAAAGTTTCACAAATACATCAATACTTAGACTGAGTCAGAACCCGCATTCATTGCGGGTTTTTCACGCTCTCAAATGTACCTTTTGCAACATCGTATTGACTCGAAAGGTAACTCTTGTTACCTTAACGGCATACCAACCCACCCCGCCCCACAGAATGCAGGGCAATACTTCGAGTTACCAGGCAGTGGTCAGGGGTTAAGTAGCCAGCCCGAGGCGTAAGAACATGACGGCAGGGTTCAACTTTAATAACTATGCAGCAGGTTTTTGTTCCGCTACCCCGGCGTTAAGGGGAAATGAGGTCAGCATGGATACTATCGATCTTGGCAACAGCGAATCTCTGGTATGTGGCGTGTTCCCCAACCAGGACGGTACGTTCACCGCGATGACGTATACCAAAAGCAAAACGTTTAAAACCGAAAATGGTGCCCGTCGCTGGCTGGAAAGAAACTCAGGTGAGTGATATGGATTTCGACACAATCATGGAAAAGGCTTACGAAGAATACTTCGAAGGCCTTGCCGAAGGCGAAGAAGCTCTCAGCTTCAGTGAGTTTAAACAGGCGCTTTCCAGCTCGGCAAAATCTAACGGCTGATAAGCGAAGTAGCACCGCGAGGAATCAGTATGCAGAAACGAGAACCCGTCATAATCGCGCCAGACTATACCGATGATGAACTTTATGAGTGGATGCGCCAGAAAATTAATGCAGCGCAGGATCTGAAATGGGCTAATGAAGCCAGGGCTAAGCAGGCTGAAAATCTGTCCGCTCTGGAGCAGGATATCACCAATCTGGAAAAAGCAGCGGCATTAAGCATTGCCAGAATGATTACATACCCGCGTTAATAGCTAACCAACGAAGCTAAGGTTGGTAATTAAGGAGTTCTCCACGGGTGAGGTGGAGTGCGTGCGCCGGACACGGGTGAGCATCCGGCACTGACAGTTTACTGAAAGGATATTTCCCTGAAAAGTCAGACCATAACGCGAAAGCGCACGGCGAGGTAGCTGGTTCATAGATAGCCTGTCGTTAAATTTTCGTCGACCGTGCGCTTCCGGTTGTGGCACTCCGCGAAATGGCGCGGCGGTAAGTATGGCGGGGTTATTCCTTCCCCGTTGAGGACACCGGGTTGTCAGGTTGACCATACGCTTAAGTGACAACCCCGCTGCAACGCCCTCTGTTATCAATTTTCTGGTGACGTTTGGCGGTATCAGTTTTACTCCGTGACTGCTCTGCCGCCCTTTTTAAAGTGAATTTTGTGATGCGGTGAATGCGGCTAAGCGCACGCGGAACAGTTAAAACCAAAAACAGTGTTATGGGTGGATTCTCTGTATCCGGCGTTAATTGTTAACTGGTTAACGTCACCTGGAGGCACCAGGCACCGCATCACAAAACTCATTGTTGAGGGCGCGATAATGAAAACGTTATTACCAAACGTTAATACGTCTGAAGGTTGTTTTGAAATTGGTGTCACTATCAGTAATCCTGTATTTACTGAAGATGCCATTAACAAAAGAAAACACGAACGGGAGTTATTAAATAAAGTATGCATTGTTTCAATGCTGGCCCGTTTACGTCTGATGCCAAAAGGATGTGCACAATGAATCCAGTATTTGCACTTATTCTGACGGTTTTTCTTGTTTCCGGAGAGCCAGTTGATATTGCAGTCAGTGTTCACAGAACAAAGCAGGAATGTATGGCAGCAGCAACCGAACAGAAAATTCCAGGCAACTGTTATCCGGTCGATAAAGTTATTCACCAGGATAATAACGAAATCCCGGCAGGATTTTAAAACAGCACCGTAATAAATATCCAGTTTCATTCTTATATGTCAGCAATGGCAGAGATTTGTTCACCCTTAAATCTGTGATGAGGTTTACCAATAATGAGCACTGATAAAGAAGAATTTGCACTATATTGCGAAGCAAAAAATGACAAAGTAAGAAAACGCCTGGGAATTAAAGGTGGTTTTTACTGGACTACAGCAAAAAAATTATCTGTTGCAATCTCCCGCTGCATTACCGCAATGGATGACAACGATTATGATGAAGACGACTTTAAAAAACCCGTCCGCGTCAATTTGCCCGTTGTTGACGACCTTCCGCCAGAAGGCGTGTTTGATACTGAATTCTGCAACCGCTATGAAAAAGGCGGGAAAGATGGCATCACAATGACATTTATCGGCCCTTCCCCCTCTGTTCAGGACAAACCAGCCAGCACTGACAATACCAACATCAACGGCGAAGACATGACTGAGATTGAGGAGAGCATGCTTCTGCCTGTCTCCGGTCAGGAACTGCCCATTCGTTGGCTTGCTCAACACGGCAGCGAAAAACCAGTAACGCACGTTTCACGCGACGAACTCCAGGCATTACACATTGCACGGGCTGAAGAACTACCGGCTGTTACTGCCCTGGCTATTTCGCATAAAACCAGTCTGCTCGACTCGCTGGAGATTCGCGACCTCCACAAACTGGTTCGTGACACTGACAAAGTTTTCCCTAATCCTGGTAATTCAGACCTGGGACTAATAACTGCTTTTTTCGAAGCATACCTGGACGCTGACTACACTGATCGGGGTCTGCTGACAAAAGAGTGGATGAAAGGAAATCGTGTTTCACGCATCACCCGCACGGCTTCCGGTGCTAATGCTGGCGGTGGGAACAAAACCGATCGCAATCCGAATTTAGTACACACCCTCGACACACTGGATGTGGAGATTGCAGCAGCCACACTTCCGATGGATTTTAATATTTATGAAATTCCGGGCAGCGTTTATCGTCGCGCAAAAGAAGTAGTCCTGAACAAAGAAAGTCCGTTCAAAGAATGGTCCGCAGCACTTCGTGCAACCCCGGGTATTCTGGACTATTCCCGCGCCGCTATTTTTGCACTTATCCGAAGCGCACACCCTGAATTTTATCACTACCCGGGACGCCTTCAGGGGTATATCAACGCCTATTTGACGGAAACTGATCACGAGAACCCCAGCAAGGAAACTCTCACAGCTGCCCGGCATACGCCGGAAAAAGATATCCTGGAAGAAATTAACCGCGAGGTGGTTACTGAGCGTGAAACAGAAGAAGAAAAACCACAACCATCTGACGCAATGGCAGGTGAACAGGCAACAACTGAAACAATGGAACCGGATACAACTGAACATGGCCAGAACGCGCAGTCGCTGGATGCTCAGTCGCAGGTGAGTTCCGCTAACCAAGTAAAAGTCACCGCTGACGAAGTAAACAAAATTATGCAGACAGCCAATATCAGCCAGCCTGACGCCGATAAGTTACTTGCTGTATCGCGTGGTGAATTTGTTGAGGGGATTAGCGACCCTAATGATCCGAAATGGGTCAAGGGGATCCAGACTCGCGATTCTGTGAACCAGAACCAGCATGAATCGGAACGGAACGACCAAAAAGCGGAACAAAACAGCCCAAATGCGTTACAAAACGAGCCAGAAACGAAACAATCCGAACCAGTAGCGCAACAGGAACCGGAAAAAGTCAGCACCGCCTGCGGTCAGAGCGGTGGCGGCAACTGCCCTGATTGTGGCGCGGTGATGGGCGACGCAACATACCAGGAAACATTCGATGAAGAGAATCAGGTTGAAGTTCAGGAAAATGATCCGGAGAAAATGGAAGGCTCTGAACATCCACACAAGGAGAACACTGGCGGCAATCAGCATCACGATAGCGATAATGAAACTGGCGAGACGGCAGATCACTCAATTAAGGTGAACGGTCATCAAGAAATCACATCCACCAGCAGGACGTGTGACCATCTAATGATCGACCTTGAAACCATGGGAAAAAATCCTGATGCCCCGATCATCTCAATAGGTGCAATATTTTTCGATCCGCAAACCGGAGATGTGGGACCGGAATTTAGTAAGACTATCGATCTGGAAACTGCTGGCGGAGTCATTGATCGGGACACCATTAAATGGTGGCTTAAGCAATCACGCGAAGCGCAATCTGCCATTATGACCGATGAAATCCCGTTAGATGATGCACTGTTACAATTGCGGGAATTTATCGACGAAAACTCCGGTGAATTTTTTGTTCAGGTCTGGGGAAATGGAGCCAACTTCGACAACACGATTTTGCGCCGTTCATACGAACGGCAGGGGATCACCTGCCCGTGGCGTTACTACAACGATCGCGATGTACGCACAATCGTTGAGCTGGGGAAAGCCATAGACTTCGATGCCAGAACGGCTATTCCATTCGAAGGTGAGCGCCATAATGCACTTGATGACGCTCGTTACCAGGCAAAATACGTTTCAGCTATCTGGCAAAAACTGATCCCGAGTCAGGCTGATTTTTAATGTTCAACCCTAATTGCCGCTAACCGTATATAGTTAGCGGCGGTTATGAGATATAGCTATGAGCAGCTTATTTTTAACCGAAGATGAATTGCTAATATTAACGGGCTGCAAATATGCAAGCCACCAGCGAAAATGGTTAATGGAAAACGGGCTTCCGTTCTATACCAATCGTAGTGGCAAACCGATTGTCAGCCGGGATCTATTTACCTGCAATAAAACTTTACCACCACGCGAGGTAGAGCCGAATTTTGGTGCGATCTGATGGGAAGACGAAGGAAAAATCCTGAACACGAAAAATTACCTCCAAATGTATACCCAAATAAATATAGTTATGTATGGAAACCAACATCCAGAGAATCTGTCACACTAACCGCCATCAAGGATGGTTTAGCTGCTTTATGGAAAAAGTATGAGGAAACTGTAGATAATCGCGATCGTGCAATAACATTCGGTCGCTTGTGGGAAAAATTCCTCGCCAGCGCCTATTACAGTGACCTTAGTCCAAGAACACAAAAAGATTATCTGCAACATCAAAAAAAGTTGCTTGCCGTATTCAGTAAGGTACCAGCGGATTCCATAAAACCAGAACACATCCGTCGATACATGGACAAAAGAGGGGAGCAAAGTAAAACGCAAGCCAACCATGAAAAAAGCAGTATGTCCCGTGTTTACAGTTGGGGGTATGAGCGAGGGTACGTGAAGGCTAACCCATGTGCAGGTGTAAGTAAATTCAAGGCCAAAAACCGCGAACGATATGTAACCGACAAAGAATACCAGGCAGTATTAAGCGTTGCACCTCTTCCTGTTTTTATCGCAATGGAAATTGCCTATCTGTGTGCAGCGAGGGTTTCCGATGTGTTATCGCTGAAATGGGAGCAGATTGGAAACGACGGGATCTTTATCCAGCAAGGGAAAACAGGGAAAAAACAGATAAAAGCATGGAGTCCACGATTACAGGCGGCGATCGAAAAAGCAAAACAGTTACCAACATCCGCCTATGTAATCAGCAATCAATACGGCAACCGATATATGTACAAAGGCTTTAACGAAATGTGGGTAGAAGCAAGAAATCGCGCAGGCAAAATTTCAGGTATTTTAACCGACTTCACCTTTCATGATCTGAAGGCGAAAGGAATTTCAGACTATGAAGGAAGCAGCCGGGATAAGCAACTTTTCTCTGGTCACAAAACCGAAGGGCAAGTGCTAATCTATGACAGGAAGGTTAAAGTTTCACCAACACTTGATGTCCCGTTACCTGAAAATATTCCAAGAAAATATTCCAAGTAATTCCAAGTGTGATTTTTGTCACTGACTTAATGATGTGTAAGTGATTGAATTTTGGCGGAGAGAGGGGGATTTGAACCCCCGGTGGAGTTGCCCCCACTCCGGTTTTCGAGACCGGTCCGTTCAGCCGCTCCGGCATCTCTCCGTTCAGATGGTTGCCATGATGCCAGGAAATTTGGCATTTTAACAGTCCCTGTCCGTGCAATTTTGTTCAAGTGACGAGTTTGCGAGCAAAACGATGATTAAGTGGCCCTGGAAAGTACAAGAATCAGCACATCAAACTGCCCTTCCCTGGCAGGAAGCACTATCGATCCCCCTTTTAACGTGTCTGACGGAACAGGAACAAAGCAAATTAGTCACTCTTGCCGAACGTTTTTTACAGCAAAAGCGGCTTGTTCCTTTACAGGGCTTTGAACTGGATTCATTAAGAAGCTGCCGGATAGCACTTCTATTTTGCCTACCCGTTCTGGAGTTAGGACTGGAATGGCTGGATGGTTTTCATGAAGTCTTAATTTATCCTGCGCCATTTGTGGTCGATGATGAATGGGAAGACGATATCGGTCTGGTGCATAACCAACGTATTGTTCAGTCAGGTCAGAGCTGGCAGCAAGGGCCTATCGTTTTGAACTGGTTGGATATACAAGATTCTTTTGATGCTTCTGGTTTTAACCTGATTATTCATGAAGTCGCTCATAAGCTGGACACCCGTAACGGCGATCGCGCCAGCGGAGTTCCCTTTATTCCGTTGCGTGAGGTTGCTGGCTGGGAACACGATCTTCATGCTGCAATGAACAACATTCAGGAAGAAATCGAATTGGTTGGCGAGAATGCGGCGAGCATTGATGCTTATGCAGCCAGCGATCCTGCTGAATGTTTTGCCGTACTTTCTGAATATTTCTTTAGCGCCCCAGAACTTTTTGCTCCTCGTTTCCCTTCATTGTGGCAACGTTTCTGCCAATTTTATCAACAAGATCCTTTGCAGAGACTGCATCACGCTAATGATACAGACTCGTTTTCGGCGACGAATGTTCATTAA